GCATGAAGAAGGAAAATCTGTCCCAGACAATACTTTTAGTTTGTTTATCGGACAGAAAACAAAAATAACCAAGAAAAAATAAGGAGTAAATATGGCAAACGCTATAAAGAAAAAAGACGAAACTAACGTAGTTGCTTTTGATCCTAGCATGTTTGAAAAAGATGCTAACCAAGGACTAGGCAATCTGGGGATGGACGATCTTGCTATTCCTTTTCTTCGTATACTGAGTGATACGTCACCACAGATAAAGAAAAGGGATCCTCAATACATTGAGGGAGCGGAGAGTGGAATGATCTACAATACGCTTACAAAAGAAATATACGACGGAGAAGCAGGGGCAAAGGTCATTCCTTGTGCATATCAACGTCAGTATATTGAATGGACAGATAGAGGCGAGGGCAGTGGTGCTCCTGTTAATATCTATCCTGCAGAGAGTGATATACTTTCAAAAACAACAAGAGATGACCAACGTAAGGATAGACTGCCTAATGGTAACTATATCGAAGATACAGCTAACCATTATTGCTTAGTTCTTGGTGAAGAAGGAACCTCTTCCCAAGTCCTTGTTGCCATGAAAAGCACACAGCGTAAAAAGTCTAAACGTTGGAATTCTTTGATGTTGGGACTTAAATTGAAGGGTGCAAACGGATTGTTTACGCCTCCTTCATACTCACATATCTACACGCTTAAAACTATTGCTGAGTCTAACAACTTAGGTGAGTGGTTTGGTTGGGATATTACAAGATTAGGCCCTGTTGAAGATGTTGATACTTATCAAGCTGCAAAAGGTTTTGCCGATAGCGTTGCTAAAGGTGAAATAAAAGTCAAGCATGAAGACGAAAGTGTTGACAGCGACGGACAATCTCCGTATTAATTAAGTAATTTTTAACGAAATTACAGAAAGGCGACAGTTTCCTCCGTCGCCTTTCGACTAGGGATAAGAAATTTATGACTACACAAGAAGAATTTATAAAAATATTTACAGGCTTAAAAAGGGCCTACGGACAAACACTAAGTAAGTCACGTAATGAAGCTGGTAAACTACAGGGAAAATCATGGATTGTTCCCGAAGAGATTACAGAAAAAAATTGGATTACACATTTAAAAGGCGAAGAGCCTTCACTTGGTATTATTCCCATTAATGAAAACAATGAATGTACCTGGGGTGCAATAGATATTGATACCTATGCAGGGTTTGATCATAAAAAATTAGTTAAAAAAATTGTCGAAAAGAAATTACCGTTGGTTGTATGTAATTCAAAAAGTGGCGGTGCACATGTATATTTATTTGTAAGCGAGCCAGTGCGTGCAAAAGATATGCAAGTAAAATTAAAAGAGATAGCTGTATTTTTAGGTTACGGTGACTGTGAGATATTTCCAAAACAAATACAATTGAACCAAAAAGGGACAGGTAACTTTCTAAACTTGCCTTATAATAATCCAAAGTATCCGACACGTTATGCATTTGACGACGAAGGTAACTCATTAGAACTTAAAGAGTTTATAGACTATTACAAAGAGAAAGTGGTATCGAATCTCGACATGGTTGTTATCGAAAAAAATATGAACGATCAACTGAAAGAAGATTTTAAACAGGCTCCTCCTTGTCTCGTTAATCTAGCTGCACAGGGATTTGCTGAAGGCTCACGGAACATAACTATGTTTCAATTAGGTATTTATCTACGACAGAGATTTAAAGATGATCTTGAGAATAAATTAGATGAGTATAATTTAAAATATTTTAATCCTCCGTTGCCAAGTAAAGAGATACAGACTTTGTTTAAACAAGTGTCAGACTCAGAAAAGTATTTTTATAATTGTCCTGAACAAGATGACAAAGATCCTGATAAACTTGTTGGAGATTTTTCTTCTGTTTGTGAAAAAATAAAATGTCAGACAAGAAAGTTTGGCGTAGGCAATCACGCAAAGAATGAAATAGGTAATATGAAAAAATGGGTGACAGAGAACCCTGAATGGGAAGTAACTCATAACGGTAAGGTTGTTACTGTAAATAAAAAACAACTAAAAAATCATGACTTGTACGCGGAAGAATGTTTAGCGCAAGCGGATGAACTACCGCGGCCCGTGCCTAAAGTTATATGGGTAGACATTGTTAATAACATGATAAAAAATATGAAAGACGATGATTATATTTATCCTCCTGCAGAGGTAACATTAAAGGGGCAATACTTACATCAGTTACAAATATTTTTAGAGAACAATAAAGGTGCAAAAGACCGACAGGATGTCTTAACAGGTATGGTCTATGAACACGAAGAAGGATATTTCTTTTTTAAACCACAAGCATTTAGAGATTTTTTAAAGACTAAACGCTTTACAGGTTTATCTCCGACTCAAGAGTATAAAGTTTTTGAGTCGCTCGGCGGCAACACAGCAAAGTTTAAAATAAGTAACAATGCTGAACACTGTTGGAAGGTTCCAACCAGTGTACTTGAAACAGAATATGAAGTTAAAACTAATAACTTCGAAGAGGAAAGGCCGTATTGATGCATAGAAACATAGTCATAGGACCGCCAGGAACTGGCAAAACAACTTACTTAAAAAACAAAGTACAAGAACTTTTAAAATCAGGAGCTTGTCGTTCACAAGAGATTGGATATTTTAGTTTTACTGTAAAAGCTGCAGAAGAAATTCGTGACAGAATTGTAGCAGACTTCGAAGAGAAGTACACAGCAGAGACAGTAAAAATAGCATTTCCATATTTCTCTACGTTACACTCACTTGCATATAAAAGATTACGATTACGACCAGATCAAATTATGGATGAAAGTGATTATGAAGCTTTGTCAAAATTAACAAGTCACGAATATGTAAACAAGATGCGTAAAGGTAATGGTGTAGATATTTCCATGCCAACAGCAAAGAGTGAGTATCAAGACATTATTAATTTAGCATACGCAAAGTATCCTGATGATGACGATAGATTGTTAAAAGTATTTAAAGAAAGAATGCTTAATCATTATGGTGCAAGAAAAACAATTGAACAAATGGATGCAGATCTAGCTAAGTTTAAACTAGATAGAGATAAGTTTGAGTATGTTGATTTCTTTACACACTTCATAAAACAAAAAAGCGCTCCACAATTAAAGTATTTATTTATCGATGAAGCACAGGATTTATCTGCACAGCAGTGGCAAGTTGTCGATATGTTGCAAAAAGAATCAGGAGCGTTAGAAACGTATGTAGCTGGTGACGATGATCAAGCAATCTTTCGTTGGGCTGGTGCAGACATTGAACACTTTATTCAAATGGCAGGCGATAACAGAAATACAATTATAGAGTTAAAACAATCGTATCGTATTCCTAAAAGCGTGCACAGTATTGCCACAAATTTAGCACAGTCTATATCAAAAAGAATACCAAAAGAATATAAACCAAGAGATGAAGAAGGAGTCAGAAAAGTCTTAAATATCAGACCTTTCCAGAGTTTATTGCATGATGGTGAATGGTTAATTTTATGTCGTACACACGAGATTGTAAAGAATGTTTGTGAAACTTTAGAGATGTATGGATTTTTATATAAGAGATACGGTCACTCCGTTGTTAATTTTAAATATATAGAAGCAATCAGAGCATGGACACGATTACAAAAAGGTGAAAAAGTATCAGGTGTTGATTGTGAAACATTATATAACTACATGGACAGCACGCGCATAAAAAGAAACTATGGTCTGTTTAAAGGACAGCCAGAAGGTTTCTATACTATAGATGATCTTATTAACGAACATGGATTGCGCGATCAAATTTTAATTAAAAAAGAAATGCATGATGTAAAAAACATTGCATGGTTTGATATATTAAATGCAAAAGGATTTTTAAAACGTATAGCTTACTTGCGATCTATTATGCGTTCTGGTTTTAAATTAGAATCAAAACCACGTATTGAAGTATCTACCATACATGCTAGTAAAGGTGGTGAAAGACAAAAAGTTATGTTGTTAACAGATTTATCAATGGGTCCTTACAAGAGTTATAAAGAGTCTATTCAAGGTAGAGATGATGAAGCAAGAGTTTTTTATGTTGGTGCAACGCGTGCCAAAGAAGAACTGTATATTATTCATCGTGTTGATATGCAACATGAGTACGAACCAATATTCCATTACGAAAGGAAATCTGCGTGATTTGTCAAGACATTTTAAAAGAAGCTGAGAAACTTGTTGCTGGTGACAGGCAAGAAGACTACGGTGATAAACTAACGAACCATGAAAACATTGCTAAGTTATGGAGTGCATATCTTGATAAAGAAATAACTCCTCATGATGTTGCGATATGTATGGGCCTTGTTAAAATCGCCAGATTAAAACACGCACATAAAAAAGATAGCTATGTTGATTTAGCTGCTTACGCTGCGATAGCTGGAGAGATAGATGAAAGAACAACCTAACTGGTTTCCTAAAGTACATCGCATGCCTAGTGAATGGGTACAGCCTGATACTTTTCCTGACTTATCACGCTACGATAAAATAGCTATTGATTTAGAGACACGAGATCCTGGTATCAAGGACCGCGGCCCAGGATATATTCGTAAAGATGGTGAAGTCGTGGGTATCGCCGTCGCCGTCGAAGGGTGGTGTGGTTACTACCCCATTGCTCACGACACACCGCCAAACATGGATAAAAAAATAGTTACGCGCTGGTTAAAAGATCAATGCGCTTATGAAGATAAAGAGTATGTTTTTCATAATGCTTTCTATGATGTAGGCTGGTTAAAAACGATGGGTATTGACATCAAAGGAAAAATAATAGACACTTTAATTGCTGCTGCCTTAGTAGATGAAAACAGGTTTCGATATGATCTAAATTCACTAGGACGAGATTATTTACAGGAATCAAAATCGGAAACCCAGCTACGAGAAGCAGCGAAAATGTGGGGCTTAGATCCTAAGTCGGAAATGTGGAAGCTTCCCGCCTCACATGTTGGAGAATACGCAGAACAAGATGCAGCGATGACGCTACGTCTTTACTCTCATTTTCAAATAATAATCTCTAAACAAAATCTTCATAATATTTTTGATTTAGAAACAGCATTGTTTCCTGTTTTGTTTGAGATGAAAACAAAAGGTGTTAGAGTAGATTTAGAAAAAGCAAATACAATTAAAGATGATTTATACAAACAAGAAAAGAAACTTCTCGGATCCATTAAAAAACTTTCTGGAGTGGACGTCGAAGTCTGGGCTGCCACCAGTGTGGCAAAGGCGTTTGATAAACTTTCACTGCCGTATGATCGTACTCCAACAGGACAACCAAAGTTTGACAAGAACTTTCTGTCGACACATGATTCCCCTCTCGCTAAGATGGTTGTGGAATGCCGCGAGATCAATAAAGCGAGGACAACGTTCATTGAGAGTATCACCAAGCATTCGTACCGAGGCAGGATACATGCTGAAATACATCAGATGCGATCAGACCAAGGAGGAACAGTAACAGGTAGATTTAGTTACTCGAACCCTAATTTACAGCAGATACCAGCACGGCACGGGATTCTCGG